TTCCATCTGGTCGAAGTTGGGCCGGTTCGCGGCCCTATCGTAAAACGCCAGGAAGCGGTCTTGCTCGAGTTGCTCGAAGAGCGGCTGCGTAGACCCTACCCGGGTATGGATGCGGTAATTCCAGAGGAAGTCGCTGTTGCGTAGCGCCCGCACCATCATACTCTGACCGTCCGGTGCTACGTTGACAGCGAAGTTCTCCGGTGTATACCTCGCGTCGCCCATGATCTGGAACGCATTACGCACCACCAGCTCGTAGGCCGCGGCCACCTTGGCTTCCATCCAGTTGCCGTTGAGCTGCGCCCCTGCCGCCACTACGGCGGCCTCGGTGGCGCTATCGGACTCGCCGGCGGTAGGCGGCTGCACCGCCGCTATCTGATTCTCATACGCCAGCAAGCTCTGCTCATGGCGGTATAGATCGGACGGCACACTGGCGAAGTCAAGCTGCTTGATGCCGTTGATGTCTTGCATCGTTTGAAATTCGCCGTCCCTACCCTTACGTAGTCGCTCGAGTAGATCGGGATTGGCCAGCGCCTCGCTCTCGTTGACAACACCCTGGCGGGCGGTGCGCTTGAGTATGTCGGCCCGCCGGCTCACCTGTTCAATGAGGCCATTCTGTATGTCTTCGAGATACGCCATCTGCGGCTGCGGGTAATAGCTACTCGCATTCATATCGAACTTGATCGGGACGAACGGGAAGCCATTCTCAACGAGAAAGCCGGCCGCCGGCTCGCCCGCCTCGAGGTCCAGCACCGGCTCGGTGAGCTGGCCGGTCTCGTCTTCCTCGAAGATCAGCTCGCCAATCGAGTTAATCCGCTGCGGAAAACTCATCTTAATAAATGGATGGGCTTTCTCGAGGATCGGCTCGTCTACGTTGTCCGCGAACATGATCAGCTTGCGGTTAATCCTATCGTGGATGCGATCCACCAGGACGAAGTCGCCGTTGTCTACCGATTCCTTGAGCGCTTGCATCTCTTCCGTATTGGTCTGCGATCCCATGACCTCGCCAAAGGCCAGCTCATCGTCCGACCCCACCGAGGTCGCCTTGAGCGCTTTCTTATTTTGTATCTCAGGATCGTCCTTCAAAAACTTGAGCGGCACCCACATTCTTTCGCGTATATACCGCGCCGTGCCGAGGCGGTGCGGCGCTGCGGTGGGGTCTACATGAACAAACCCGGGCGCCACGCGGCACACACTGACCATATCCTCGGCCATATCGTCGTTGGTCACATAGGGCGCCACCATACTGTCGCCGGGTGGGTTGTAGTCGAGCCGCAACCAGCCTACGCCGCAGAAGAGCGCGTCGAAGATTGCCTGATGGACATGGTCCTTGACGTTGGCCAGTGCCATAAACGCCGAAGACGCCCGTTCCAGTAGATCCGCTACATCGTCGCCCTCTTCGTCTTCGATGATGAAGAATTGCTTGGGGTATCTAAAGGCAATGGTCGAAACGATCTGTCGGACGATAGGATAGAAACGCGAGATACGCACCAGGTCTTGCGGCTCGAGGTCGCGTATGCGCTGGTCGAACTTGAGGTCGTAGAGGTCCGTCAGGCGCTGCCAATCGCGCATCCGATCCCGATACAAGCGGTCCAACATCTCGCGTTCAGACTTCCAGAATACTAACTGCTGCTTATTCATCCGGCATACCTATATTTGGGTTCATCGTCATTACCTAACAGGTCCAGAAGTCGCTGCCCATCGCCGTCTGGGCCGGTGGGCGCCTTACGCGCCTTATATGTGTGATTAATGCCATAGCGCAGCCCATCAGCAGGGTGATCATTGCCACCCTTGAGCACATCTTCGGCGTCTTTCGGGTCGCGCTGGACCGTCGAAAGACTTTGGATAATCTGCTCCGTCCGCCCCTTGAAAAACTTGAGCCGCCCCGCATACATTAGATCCTTGATGTTACGCCATCCGTTCACCCGGGCGCTGTTGGCCCGCGTCAGGTGGAGCCCGATAGCCTCGAAGCTGTCCTTGGGCGCCAGCGCCTGGCTGGCCTCACCCGGCGCCCGCTTCGTCCACATATCCGCGGGCGCCAGGTTGAGCCGTGGCCGCTCCGTCACATACGGACAGTTATCTATCATGGCCTTGATGCCTCGCGCATGATCGGCGCCGCCGGCACCCTCCCGGTAATACTCGTCAACGACCCATATATCATCATCGAAATCGACGGCTATGATGCCCGCCCAGGTGGCGTTGTGTTCGCCGTAGTCCATGCAAATAAACGTAGGCCAGGTGGGCGGTATCTTGTAGGGCTCTACTATGCACTCGCGCCGGCTGAACATCGAGAAGTAACTGCCAATGATCGCATCCCAGTCGCCCTCTTTCCAAGCACGTACCAGCTCGGGGTCGCCTAAACCGTCAAGGCGCCGCTCGTATCCTGGATCCGCCGCCAGGCCAATCTTGTTATCGTGAATGCGCGAAGGCACGAACATCCTGACCATGCCGCTGGCGCTATCTTCGAGCGGCACCATGCCCTCGGGGTAGCTCTTGATACCGAAATGCTCGGCCACTTCTTGGTGGCAACGTCCGCCCGGGTTGCCAGTAGCCCTCACGCGCTTATGTTGCGCCGGCCCGCGTAGTCTCGATAGCATCATCTTATACGGTCTCATCGACTCCCACGCCGGCAGCTCGTCCCACCCCAACCACGATACCGACCAGCCCATGTACTTGCTGAAGTCGGTCTCTTTCTCGAGGTGTCGCAGCCTCAATACCGCACCCCCGGGAAAACGCCAGGTATGCTTGCCAACCAGGTACTCGCCGCCGATATACGGATATATCTCATGCGATTGATCTATGATCTCTTCGAGGTCAGGGTAGCTTTGCCGAAACAACACCCCGCGCCAATCGGCGCCCTGCGCTAAATCTTGCGCGAAATCCCCAAGAAGGAACGAGGTCTTGCCTCCAAATACGGCGCCGCCATAAAACAGCTCTTGCACTGCCTCGCCCATCCAGATCGCCGTCCGCTGCGGTCCCTCTTGGGCCGCCCAGGCGTAGGTCTCAGGCGCTACTGCGGCGCTACTCATCCTCTACCAAGTCCGCCACTCTGTTGCCACTGAGCGCTGCTCTGAGGTCTGATAGCCCGGGCCGGCCTTCGGTCTTGATCTGTCGCACCTCGATGGCATCGCCGTCTTTGCCGGTGGTCTCGATCCGCTCGGTATAGCCGCGGCTCTTGGCTTGTGTCTTCAAGTAGAATATTACGGCGCCCAGGTTGCCATCCCTCACCAGCCGGTGGAGTTGGCCCACCGCCTCGTCGGCCATCTTCTCGCGGCTCTGGTCGAGGACATCCTGGAGCTTGTAGCGGTCTATATAATCGTATACCCCTTGCCGCGTGACGCCCAGCTTAGTCGCCGCCGCGGTCAGGTTGCCATCGCTGGCCCGTAGCGCGTCGGACACTTGCACCGGTGTGCATTTGATCGGGCGCCCTTTGGGGTTTGTCACTTTTTTCTTCAATGTGGTCATTTTTAGGGATCAAACTATAAAGTTAGTAGCTCCAGATCGTCGGCCTGGGCGCCGTATGCTCTCCCGGCCTGAGATCGTCCAGGTGGAGAAATCGGTTTTTGCCTTTTTGCTTTACGCCAATGCCAGTGAACCCTACCGCCAGCGCCTCGGTCAGTATCTTAAACGCCTGTATTCCACTACATGAAATGTCAACCGCTCTTCCCATGCTATGGGTGCCGGGTGCTGCCTTGGCCGCCTCGATGCTATGGCGCGGGCTGCGGTAGCCACTGGTGATCGTCAACGGTAGTCCGCAATAATCCCGCAACAGTTGCATCCGGTCCATCGTCGCCTCATCTATCCCGCACTCGCCAGTCTCCTGACAGGCCATCTCGGTGAACGAGAAGTTAGGCCAGCGGCCTGCCGGCCAGGTGTCAGCGGTATAGCTCATGCTGCATCGCTCTCATCTTCATCTAAATCAACAGCACTTACAATTATGGGCGTATTCGGTCCCATCCATGCACAAGCAATGTTAAACCCGTAATACTCGACAGCATCCTCGTAGCTCATCTCTTCAGCCAGTTGCTCTATAATTTTCTCTTCACTGTAGACAGCGACTACGTTTTTACTGTATTGGCACCCAAACCCAATTATCGCCTCATCGAAGCCGTCCATTGTCACCGCCTCGGGATTCAGCTCTACTAATTGCTGATGCCAGGGGGCGCCCCTGGGCGCCAGGGTATTGGTCTGGGCGACAACCTTGCTCAAGCTACTTCCGCTTGGGCTTCGGCTTCGGCTTGCCGGCCTTGCGGGCAGCGGCAGCCGCTTTCTTGCCAGCGGCGGTATAGGCGTAGTTAGTTGATCCAACCTTGGGCATATGACCATCCTCATTAAATAGAGTGAGCGCGTCCTTCATCACTAAATCTAAAAGGTTGTCAATGAGTAAAGAGGGTAAGGGGTGTAAGGAGTGTAAAACCAAAGGGTATAAGGAATTTCGAGGCTGATTTTCCTTAGACCCTCCATAAAAACTTGGAAAAACCCTAACTGCCCTAATAGGGCAGTTTTAGGGCAGTTGGGGTTCCCCTATAACATACTGCCCACCAATACCTTAACACCCTCTTAGGGTAGTTAGGGCAGTTTTCTCAGGTTATTCCTCTATATATAAAAGCGTTTAAACAACTTTTCTATACAAAAGATATGTTTTACTACCCCTAACTACCCTAACTGCCTATAAGTATTTGTTTTGGTTGGACTAAAGGTCGATTCCTAACTGCCCTAAGTTGGGGCAGTTAGGGAGTTAGGGCGATGTGGGGCAGTTTATTAGGATAACTTTTTCAAAAAAACTTATTGGAAGTTACTGCCCTAACTACCCTAAGAAACAAGCCCCAGCTTAATCACATGCAATTAACTTAGATATAAAATAAATTAGGCTTGCTTTTTAAATTAAAAAAATCCATATTCCACCGCACCACCACTGCACACTCATTCACTATATTGGGGGGTTATGTTGGAAGGTTATGCTTTGGGGTTATCCTGGGGGGCTTCTTCGTCCTCGTCTTCGTAGACAAATTGCAATAGATCCCCCGGCTGGCAGCGCAGCGCTTGGCATAGCTTGCCCAGGGAAGGCAAACTTGGCCTGACTATGCCCTTGCTTATCTTGTAGAGATTAATCCGGTGTATGCCGGTCAACTTAGCCAACTCGTCACGGTGAGCAATACCGCGGATGTCCATTAGGCGCTCGACCTCGGACCAGACAAAATGTAAAGGCATTATAGTATCCATAGTAACTAAATAAGCACAACAAAAAGGGCTAAGTCAAGCGTTTAGTGAAAATAATACTTGACTCAGTCACCAAATTTGTTTACTATTGGGGTGTAGTTAGTTAGATCGTTTTTACATCCATACAGTCGTAGGCTGAAAAAAGACGGACCGTTGCTCTCATTCTTAGCGGAAAAAAGCAACGGCCCTATAATCCAGCCTCGCAAAAGGACAGGAGTATTGCTTTGGAAATTAAGCACAGTAGCCCGAAAAAGCCAGAAAATTCTGGCGCCTCTACTCAGGTCTTGGCCGCTCTCCGCGCCGAGAAGATCCGCCGCACCCCCTCTACCATTATAAAGCACCACCGCGCCGCCAAGGCACTGGCCGCTTC